TTTTGAACCTCTAATTCAGAAGATTAATTCTGGTGAAATAAAAATTGATCAAATAAAAAGACATACACTTAAAATGGTTAATACCATTAGATTTTCTCCTGAAAGAATTGGTGGTTTATTTAATGATTTCGTTACAGAAAGAGCAGCATCATTTGATCTTAATCTATATAATGTTGATGAAGATTGGGATGAAGGTAATGGTTATGATTTCGTCTATATTGATGAACAGTTCCCTCAATTACCAAGACAAGCATCAAATTGGTTTGATAGAAAAACTGATGTTCCTTGGAGTGTCGAAGGTGGTTATATTAGTGGTGTTACTGAAATACTAGGAACGCAACATTTTGATGTTGGTAATGAAGATATTGAATTTGATATAACAGATTACGTTAACTCAAGAATATTTAGTGGTGTTACAGGAACAACTGGTACAACAGGTAGTACAGGTACATCATATGGTTTAGGAATTAAGTTTCCTGATAATATAGAATCATTAGATACTTTACATAGACAAGCAGTTGCATTTCATGCAAAAAATACGACAACATTCTTTGAACCATATATTGAAACAGAATATGATAATAGAATTACTGATGATAGAAATTATTTCTTTTTAGATAAAGATAATGAACTATATTTATATTCTAATATAGGTGGAAAACCAACCGATATTACAGTTAATTCTGTTGAAATAATAGATTATGAAGATGTTGTTGTTGCTACAATTACTGGTGATTCAATAGAAAATGTTAGAAAAGGAGTTTATAGAATTACAGTAAATGTTGATTCAGATGCTTATCCAGATGCAGTATTGTTTACTGATCGTTGGAATATTACACAAAATGGAAAATCTAAATCAATAGATCAGGAATTTTACTTGATTTCTCAAGATAATTATTTTAACTTTGGTCAATCAAATAGAGTTTTATCAGATAATTATTATTTTAAGTTTAGTGGTATAAAGCAAGGTGAAAAAATAAAAAGAGGTGGATTGAGAAAAATATTCGTAACTACAAAAGAACTTTATAAAGCAAACCAAGATAATAATCAATCATTTGATATTGAATATAATATATTCTCATCTCAAAATGATAAATACACTTTTGATATTATTCCTTGGACTAAAGTTGATAGAACATCAAAAGGATATGAGTTCACTATCGACACATCGTGGTTGATTCCACAAGACTATTCAATTCAAGTTAGAATGGTTGAGGGTGACGTATACTACACCAAAGAAAAAGTTGATTTTTCTGTAATAAATGATGGTGTAACTGGTGCACAAAACTAATTATATACGTATTTATATAGACAAAGGTTACAAAAAAATGAAAATATTTTTTTATAATCCTTGTATTGTAATGTAGAAAAGTGTAGCTTTGTAAAACAGTGTAAAAACAGTGTAAATAATAAATATAAATAAATGTAAAATGATGGAAAACACAAATGTAAATCCTAGTCAGAATACATCACAAGGTGATGATTTTTCTGATGTAATGAAGATGATTAACGACTATGAAAATAAGTCGGATAACGAGCCTAAAACGAAAGAAAACATTCTTACGAAATTTTTCACCCCTAGAAATAGTGTTGAAAATTTTAGAATTTTACCACCCCTTGCAGGTAGAGAAATTATTGAAAAAGCCTTTTTTCACCAAGTACCTGTAAACAAACCAGTAGCTGGTGGAAAGGGATGGAGAAAGATTTATTGCCCCTCACACAATTCACCGAGAGTTCCTAAGTTAGATTCAACTGGCGAACCAATTAAAGACGAACAAGGTAATCCAGTTTTGATTGCTCAAAGATGTCCTTTATGTGAAAAAGCTGAAGCGATTAAAAAGGGTCTTGATAACTCTATTAAGTATATCAAGAAAGAAAACTTGACTCCTGAACAAAAGATCATTTCTGAAAAGAACCGTGAAATTTGGAGAGAAGCTGGTAAATGGGAAGCAAAGAAATACTACATTGTTCGTGGTATTGATAAAGGTATGCCAAAAGATGGTGTTAAGTATTGGAGATTTAAGCATAACTTTAAAAATCAAGGTATTCTTGATAAATTAGTTCCTGCTCTTAAATTATTTCATGAGCAATATGGTAAAAGTCCAATTGATATTAATGAAGGTTCTGATCTTTATATTAATGTTGTTGATACTAAAATGCCTAACGGTACACCATATAAAGATGTATCCTCAATTACGGCAAAACAACCTAGTAAACTCTATGAAGACCCTATTGTTGTTAAGCAATGGTTAAATGATAATAGTACTTGGAGAGATATCTTTAAAGAAGCATCAATGACCAGAGTTCTTTCATCAGAAGAATATCTTGAAAGAGTTGCATCTGGTACTGATCCATATTGGGATGACAGAGATCAAGAAAACAAGAGATATGTATTCCCTGATCCTTCTGATGCAGAATTGATGGCTAAAGCTAATGAAAAAACTGAATCATTAGATAGTAATAGTTCTAGTAATTTTGAAATGGCATCTGATGTTAATGCAACAAGTATTATTAGCGATTCTTATGGTGTTAACATTAATAATGTAACATCTGAAGATGTGGGAAATGATGTAGATGACAGTGTGAATGTTGGTCAAGAGTTTGCCGAAAAAGCTACTCAAACTCCAAGTGAGCCTGTTGTTGAAACACCACAAGTTGAACAACCTGTGACAGAAACTTATAAGGAATCTGTGGACGATGGTTTAGAAGACTATAACGATTTACCATTCTAAAATCAGACAAATAAATTGGGGAGTAGCAAATTGCTCTCCCCTCTTTTTTTTTATAATAAAATTTAAACACACATATAAATCTTTATAATATGAGCGAAATCCCTAAAAGTGGTGGAAGAAGAAAACCTACTGCAAAAAAAACTTTTTCACTTGATGATTTTAAGAAAAAGACAGGAACTGAAAGTATTAAAGATAAACCATTAACATGGTATAAAACATCACCTGCATTACAAGAAGCAACAGGATTACCCGGTTTTCCTAGAGGATATGTTTCATTATCACGTGGTTTTTCTAATACAGGAAAATCTACATCTGTTTCAGAAGCAGCAGTTGCTGCTCAAAAAATGGGTGATTTGGTTATTTTTATTGATACTGAAAATAATATTGGTAGTGAAAGACTAGAAATGATGGGCATGGATATTGATAATGCTCTTTTCATTACAAACGAATATCTATTAAAGAACTTTGGTAAGATAAAGGATAAAAATAGATCAGAAGCTGCAATTGAAGATATGGCAGATTGTATTACACATTTCTTAAATCTTCAAGAAGCAGGTGACTTACCACAAAATATTTGTTTTATTATTGATTCATTAGGTACACTTGATTGTGTTAGAAGTATTAATGCACACGATAAAGGTACATCGGACAATAATATGTGGAATGCTGGTGCATTTGAACATTCATTCAAGTATCTACTTAACAGTAGAATTCCAGCATCAAGAAAGACGAACAAAGAATTTGTTAATACTATAATCGGTGTACAAAAGATTTGGTTAGATTCAATGGCTGGTGGTATGCCTGTTGTTAAACATAAAGGTGGTGAAGCATTCTTCTTTGGAGCAAGACTTATTTATCATCATGGTGGTGTAATGACACATGGTACTAAGAAAATTATGGCAACCAGTAAGAAGCGTGATGTGGTATTTGGTGTTGAATCAAAAGTTGCTGTTGTTAAGAACCAAATTGACGGACCTCTCGGTGGTATTAACATGGAAGGTAAGTTAATTTCAACACCTCATGGTTTTATTGGTGCTGAAAAAGAGGATAAGGATCAGTATAAGAAAGATCACATGGAATACTTTAGAAATGTATTAGGTGGTGATGTTGATCTTGAATCTATCAAAACAGAATATAGTGATGATGATGACTTAAATTTTGATTTTGAAACTGGCGAAGTGTTTGATTAATGAAAATTAAGACCTTATTAGTAGACTCTTCTTTTCTTTTAAAAAGATCATATCATGGTGCACAAAATGTTTATACTGATGCATTTGGTCATATTGGCGGTTTATACCAATTCATGACTAAACTTAGAAAACTCATTAAAGAAAATCAGATAAATAAAGTTGTACTTGCATGGGATGGTGAGAATGGTGGTATATATCGCCATAACATTGACCCTGCATATAAAGCCAATAGAAAGGATAAGAAATGGAATGAGAAGATTGTAATGACTGATTACGATATTCGAAAAGAGAAAGAAAAGGAAGAGTCTATTCTTAAACAAAGAAAAAGAATTCAAGCATATGCTGAAGAACTTTTTTTAAGACAAATAGAGGTTGATAATGTTGAAGCGGATGATTTAATTGCAGCATATTGTATTGATAATCATAATATTGAAGATATTATAATCTACACCAATGATAGGGATTTTGCACAATTATTAGATTTAAATATTAAAATTATATTCGATAATATTGATATTATTATTGATAAGGATAGTTTCTTTTTGAATTTTCCATATGATTATAAGAATGCTTTGACCATGAAAATAATTTGTGGAGATACATCCGATAACATTGCAGGTGTCCCAAGATTACAAGAAAAGGGTTTGTTAAAACAATTTCCTGATTTAAAAAAAAGATATATGTCTGTTAAAGAAATTTGTGCTGAAGCAGATAGAATTAATATGGAAAGAGTTAAGAATAAAAAAAAACCATTACAAGCATTAACAAGTCTATTAGAGAATGTTGATAGATTAAAAATGAATCATCAATTAATAAACCTTAGAGAACCCTTTTTAAATGATGAAGCTGAAGAAGAGTTGGAACAATTAGCATTCCCTTTATCTGATGAAAATAGGGGTGCAAAAAATCTGGTTAAATTAATGACAGAAGATCAATTTTTGACAGTATATGGTGGTAACTTTGTAAGTTATGTTGAACCATTCTATCCAATTATAATGAATGAGAAAAAAATATTAAAAGATTTCTTAAAAGAAGAAAAAAAACAATTAAGAGGTTGACATTTAAAACAATAATTGAGTATCTTTGTTATAAACACACATATAAATTTTATTCACAATGACAGAAAAAGAAAATACACTAAACACATCAAATTTTAAGT